ATATTAAAGATCTTATGAATCGGTATCGTAATAAGTTAACATACGATTCGTCTACAGGTGAGATTAAAGATCAACGCAACCACATGTCCATGCTTGAAGATTATTGGTTGCCTCGTAGAGAAGGCGGTAAAGGAACAGAAATTACTACTCTTGCTGGTGGTCAAAATCTAAGCGAAATGGAAGACGTTGAATATCTTCTTCGTAAACTTTATAGAGCATTGAACGTTCCCCTTACTCGTATGGAAGTTCAAACAGGATTTAATCTTGGTAGAAGCAGTGAAATTACTAGAGATGAAGTTAAGTTTTATAAATTTATTGAAAGATTACAAAATAAATTTGCATTTGTATTTTTAGATATTCTTAAGAAACAATGCATTTTACGAGGAATTCTTACACAAGAAGACTGGGATAGAGTATATCAGGATATTGCTTTAGTATTTAATAAAGATTCTTATTTTACAGAATTAAAAGAAAATGAAATTATGCGTGAGCGCATAGAAATGTTAAATACTGTTGGCACTTATAATGGAGTTTTCTTTTCTACTAATTATGTAAGAAAGAAGATCCTAAAACAAACTGATGCTGAAATTGCCGAAATGGATATTGAAATAGAAAAAGATAGACAAAAGCAAATTCAACAACAATTACAAATGCAGCAATTAGGACTTGCTGATACAGAAGAACAAAAATAATACATATTAATTAGGAGATTAAAAATGCCAGACACTAAGGATATCTTGACAGCACTTTTAAAAGAAGATCTTATCGAAGCAAAAAAATTAATCAATGACCGTCTTTTAGAAAAACTAGGAAACGCACTAGAAGAAAAACTAGTTGATTTTGCTCCAACTGTTTTTGAAGAAGCAAAAAGTTTAAAAGGCAAACAACACAAACTTGATAAGAATAAAAATGGTAAGATAGACTCAGAAGATTTCAAAATGCTTCGTAAAGAAGATATTGATATCAATGAATCAGAAGAACTTACCGAAGAAGATCTTGCTCTTGTAGAATCATTTCAAGAGGAACTTGCCTCAGTTGTAGAATCAATTCAACAAGAAACAGGCAAAGAACTTTCTGAAAGTGAAATTGAAGAAATTGCAAATGAAATGTTAAATATGATTTCTGAACAAGAAGAAGACGAGGATGAAGACGAGGAAGAGGAAGAAACTACTCCAAAAACTTCATCTGGTAAAAAAGGTCCAGTTCAGGGCGGCGTAGACTACTGAATTTAAGGTAAATAATACATGAAACTTATAACAGAAACCACAGAAAATATTAAACCACTCATTGAATCCACAAAAGGTGGAGGCAAAACTTATTACCTTACTGGTGTAATGATGGAAGCAAATGTGGTAAATCGTAATAAGAGAATGTATAAAGAAGATATTCTTAAGAAAGAAACTGGTCGATATATTAAAGAATATGTTAACAAAAATAGAGCTCTTGGTGAGTTAAATCACCCAGAAGGTCCAACTGTTAATCTAGACCGTGTTTCTCACATGGTAAGCAGTCTTACCGAAAATGGTAATCAAATTATCGGTAAGATGAAAATATTAGAAACTCCCATGGGCAAGATTGTTAAGGCACTAATTGACGATGGATGTCAGTTGGGTGTTTCCTCTAGAGGTATGGGATCACTTAAAAATCAAAATGGAGTAAATATAGTTCAAGAAGATTTTACTCTTGCCGCTATTGATATAGTAGCAGATCCTTCTGCTCCAAACGCATTTGTAAATGGCATTTTAGAAGGAAAAGAGTGGATTTGGAATAATGGTCTTTTAGTCGAAAAAGAAATTTCTTTATATGAAAAACAATTAAAAGCGACTCCAAAGCGTAAACTCGAAGAAAACGCAATTAAACTATTCAGCGATTTCCTAAGAAGACTATGATATCCAAAAAAGACCAGTATCTTTACGAAAGCGTTGAATCCAATATAAGGAAATCTATTCCTTTTATGGCAAAAAATATTCAACAAAATTTAAAAGAATGGTCATTTGCAGAAAAAATTGGTCTATTTGGCAAAGAAGTACACAATAGAGTTTTAGATGCTGCTCATAAATTAAATTGGTCAGTAAATTTTGATGCAAAAAAAGATGCTAGACGAATAAGGGATGAACTTTTAACTGCTCATTATTCAAGAGAATTTGGCAAATCTCCTAAAAATATAAGAAATATTTTATCATTACCTCCAGGTTCTACTGAACGAGTAGGATTTGAAGCAAAAATTAAAGCTCTAGGTGCACGAAATCCCCTTATTGGATCTTTGCAAAAAGATGCAGACATATCACTGAAACGTTATTCGGATAGAATCAATAAATCAATGGCAGCACTAAGAGGAAAAAGATCACCTTAAAAATTAGCAGATCTATACAAGTTTGCTCGTCAAAATCCAGAAATTAAACGAGCAGTTACATAAATTGTCTAAATATTAAATATTCTAAATAGTTTTTAGAAAAAGTGGAGAAAACAAATGGCAGAATCAAATCCTTACGCAGAATACTCATCGACAGATCTTTATAATGACGGAACAGGCAAAGGCGCAGTAATTGCTCCTCCAATCTCTGATCCAACTATTGCGCAAAATAACCAAGCAACTATTGCTGGTGCTGCAGTGGGTGGAAAAAAGAAAAAGGAACAAGCAAAAGAAAGCATTGATTATCTTGCAAGTCTTTTTGACGGTGAAGAACTTTCAGAAGATTTTAAGATCAAAGCACAAACCATTTTTGAAGCAGCAATTGCTGAAAAAGTTTCAATAATTGAATCTCATATTCTTGAAGCTGCAAAAGAAATTATTGAAGAACAAATAGTTGAACACGGAACTGACCTTGTAGAACAAGTAGACAGTTACCTTGATTATGTAATTTCTGAATGGATGGAAGAAAATAAAGTTGCTGTAGAAAGAGGTCTTCGTACTGAAATCGCAGAAAACTTTATCATGGGTCTAAAGAACCTATTTGAAAATTCATTCATCGACGTTCCTCAAGAGAAGTACAATGTACTTGACGATCTATTTGGTGCAAATGAAGAGTTACAAGAAAATGTAAATTCTCTCATTAAGCAAAATATGGAACTCAAGAATGAAATTAAAGCACACCTCTGTGCTGAAGCATTCATGGAAGAAACTTCTGGTCTTGCAGCAACACAAGTTGAAAAATTAGCAAAACTTTCAGAAGGTCTTGAGTTTGACACTGTAGATCAATATCGTGAAAAAGTTGCTCTTCTACGAGAGTCATATTTTAATCGTCAACGCCAACAATCACAACAAACATATGTTCCTCCCCAACCACAACAAGCAGTTGTTCCACAATCGCTTGTTGAAGATACTCAATTTGGATCATATGTAGGCAATGATGGATCATCTGATCCTCTCATGGAAACTGTGGTTAACACCATCAGTCTTCTTCAAAAGAATCAACCAAAAACAGAAAAAGTTCACTCATCACAAGCAGCACAACGGTTAACTAGTTTAATTAATCCTGGAATTGTACAGGACAATTACATCTAAAAATTTAAGTTTAATAAATAAAAATATATTAAGGAGAAAAATAAATGTCTTTTGATTTTAACAACACTACACCATATGACAATCTAGTAGAGAAATGGTCACCCGTTCTTGACCATAAGGATCTTCAATCAATTACCGATCTTCACAAGAAGCGCGTAACCGCAGTCCTTCTTGAGAATCAAGTTAAGGCAATGAGAGAAGAAAAAGCATCACAAAACCTATTTGAAAATACCATGGGTCCAATCGGTATCGGTGGTAATTTTCAAGCTAGTCAAGTAGGCGCAGCAGGAAACTTTGCTGGTTATGATCCAGTTCTAATTTCACTTGTTCGTCGCGCAATGCCCAATGTCGTAGCATACGATATTGCTGGCGTTCAACCAATGAGTGCACCAACTGGACTTATCTTTGCAATGCGCGCTCGTTACGGCAATGACACCACTAACGGTTACACTGGAGGCGAAGAAGCACTCTTTGACGAACCATGGGCTAAGTTCTCTGGTATCTGCGGTGCATCTGGTCCTGGTGCTGCTAATTACGGAACCATTCTCAATGGTCAAAGTTTAGGTGTTCTTTCTGGATTTGCTGATGGTCTTACTTACATCGGAGCAAATGATCGCAAAGATACCTTTAGTCAATTCCGTGGTATGTTAACCTCAACCGCTGAAACTCTTGGTGGTAATCCAACTCAAGCAGATTTCCGCGAAATGGCATTCAGCATTGAGCGTGTAGCAGTACAAGCTCGTTCACGCGCTCTCAAAGCAGAATATACTACCGAACTCGCACAAGATCTTCGCGCAGTTCACGGTCTTGATGCTGAAGCAGAACTTGCTAATATTCTCTCGGTTGAAATCATGAATGAAATTAACCGTGAAATTCTTCGCGCAATGTATTATGTTGCTAAGACTGGTTGCCGTCAATCAGATCTTGCTTCATACAATACTAATGCAGCTTCTGGTGGTATTTACGATCTAGTTCTTGACTCAGATGGTCGTTGGTCAGCAGAACGCTTCCGTGGACTTATGTTCCAAATTGAACGCGAAGCAAATCAAATTGCTAAGGATACTCGTAGAGGCAAAGGTAATTTCATCGTATGCAGCGCAGATGTCGCTTCTGCTCTCGCAATGGGTGGATTCCTCAACCTCTCACCAGCACTCAATGTTGATATGCAAGTAGATGATACTGGCAATGTCTTCGCTGGCGTCCTTAACAACAAGTTTAAGGTTTACATCGATCCATTCGTTGCTAACAATGTCAATTTTGTCACTGTTGGTTACAAGGGAACCTCGCCATATGACGCAGGATTCTTCTACTGCCCATATGTTCCTCTACAAATGGTTCGCGCAGTTGGTCAAGACACCTTCCAGCCAAAGATTGGTTTCAAGACTCGTTATGGTCTAGTTGCCAATCCATTTGCTGGTGGTCGCTCAAGCACCTTCGGATCAGGAAAACCAGAAGATGGTCTAGAAGCAAATACCAACTCATACTACCGCCTCTTCGCAGTCAAGAATCTCCACGGCAACACCGTCTGATAGATTCTGACAAATAATAACCGAGAACCCAGGGTCGAAAGATCCTGGGTTTTCTTTTATAAATACTTCATATGCCAAACAACAGTTCACAAATCGTAAAAGATATTATACCCGATAATATACTGCGCGATTTACCAGGTGACTTTTTATTTGATAATTTATTTCAACCAACAACAAATAATAATTTAACAAATAATAAATTTAGATTCGTATTGACTCGTTGCCCAACAATGACATACTTTTGTCAAAGAGCAAATATTCCATCATTAGGATTTGGAACTTCAATACAATCAAATCCAACAGGTGTATCAATTCGCAGACCAGGAACAACCTATGTCTACGAAGATCTTCAAATAGGATTTTCGGTTGATGAAAGTATGAAGAACTGGTTAGAATTACATAACTGGATTAAAGATCTGGGTATTTCTTATGATACAGCAACTGAAGTTTTAAGAGAACCACAAAAAATATGTACTGCATTTTTACTCGTACTAAACAGTCAATACCGACCTATATTATCAGTAAAATATAAAAACGTATATCCAACATTTGTTAGTGGTATTGACTTTGATTCGTCAACAACCGATACTGATGTGGTAATTGCAACTGCATCGTTTGCATATACACATTACGAAATTGAAACTTATACAAACAGTCCTTAATTGGTATTTTACATTATGAACATTGATCAAATTAAAGCACAAGCAGAACTTGACACTATAATCAACCCAAGCAATCTAGACGAGGAATCTATTAAAATTCCACAGGTACATAACAAATATCTGTGTATGCTCCTAGATGAAAAGATTACTCTTGAAGCATTGGAATCCAAATTAAAACTTTTACGAAGAGATAAGTGGTTATATTATTCTGGCAAGATGTCACAAGAAGAACTGAAACAAAAAGGTTGGCAACCTTTTGATTTAAACATTTTAAAACAAGAAGTAGATCGTTTTATTGATTCTGACATAGACGTAATTAATCTTTCAAACAAAGTATTTGTACAGAAAGAAAAAGTAAATTATATCGAAAGCGTCATTAAAATTATATCAAATAAGATTTGGAATATTCGAGCAAACATTGATTGGATCAAATTTACGCAGGGAATATGATTACTATTCGTCATGTGGATTCTGTTTATATTCAAATCGATTGCGAAAAAAGTATCGCAAAAGAATTGTCATCTTTCTTTACTTTTAAAGTTCCAAATTCTGAATACAATCCAGCATTTCGAAAGAAGCGGTGGGATGGAAA